CGACTTCGAAGTGTTCTTAAAAATCACTACGACAAGCACCAATAGTGGAGCAAGTATTTATGATGCCTCTGCTGCCGAAAATGCTGCAACTGACCCAAGGGTTTCAATTGTAGGGTGCGCTTGGTCAGTTGGTTCTCAAACAGATATATTATTTGACGCAACATCAGATGTGGTTGCTCTATCATTAAATGGTAGCGGTAAAGTTGGTTTTGGAGATGGTGTTCCAGCAATTCCAAATAATGCTGGAAGTGGTGTTACTGGTGACTTGTTATTGACCAATGGTTCTGCATCAGTTGGAACTATTTGGTTGAAACTTCGTAAAGTATCAGGTTACGATAACATAACATAAGGATAGTGCAATGGAAACACTCAAATTATTCTCAGAAGCCGTAGAGGAAGTACAATATATCTGCGAGGAAAGAGAAGACGGTAAAAAGAACTACAAGATTAAGGGTATCTTCATGCAAGCGGATATAAAAAACCGCAATGGTCGGGTGTATCCCATGCCGGTCCTTGAAAAAGAGGTAGCTAAGTATAATAAGAATTTCATTCAAGAGAAACGAGCTTTTGGTGAATTGGGTCATCCAGACGGACCTACCGTGAACCTTGAAAGGGTTTCACACATGATAACAAGTCTGAAGCCGGAAGGCAAAAACTTTATTGGTGAGGCAAAGATTATGTCCACACCAATGGGTGAAATAGTAAAGAATCTCATGGACGAGGGTGCTAAACTTGGTGTTTCCTCGCGTGGTATGGGTAGTCTTGAACAGAAAAATGGTGCAAACCATGTGAGAGACGACTTTTATCTTGCGACGGCCGCTGATATCGTTGCTGACCCATCCGCTCCTAATGCTTTTGTAGAAGGTATTATGGAGGGAAAAGAGTGGGTCTGGAACAACGGTGCTCTACTTGAAGCAGAATTGGTTGAGATGAAAAGAGAATTTGATGCAAAAAAAGCAAGACTTGACGAAACGCGGAAGGCTCTTGCCTTTGCAAAGTTCCTAAAAAGATTATAATTTATAAATAAATATTAGTAATTTATTACTGCAAAAAGGAGGCATCCTATGTCAGAACTAGAACAAACAATTGAAGAGTTGGAGGCGGAAGTGCTCGCTGAACTTGAAGAAGGACAGCACGCTAAGAGTGACCCTCAGATGAAGGGTGCCGCTCCAGCAGAAGGTCAAAAGAAACTTGACAAGAAGACACCCGGCGGAGAGGTTGAAGACGGCGGAGCTGCCGTGGTTGACCCCGAAGCTAAGTCCTCACCAACAGATGTTGCAGCAAAAGGTGCAGCAGAGATTGGTGGTGACGCACAACAGAAAGGCGAGAAACCTGCCGAGCCTATGAAAAAGATTAAAAAGGTTTCTGAAGAGGAAGATCACGAAAGTGATGAAGACTCAGAGGTTATTGAAGAAGCCGCTATGCCACGTACAAAAATGGAAATGTTGAAGGCAATGTATCACGAAATGGAACAAATGAAGGCAAAAGACCTCAAGGCTAACTATGGGAAGATCATGTCTGCGATGCACCCAGAGGGAGCTCATGAAGATGACGAAGATGAAGACATGCAAGAGATGAAAAAACTCAAAGCAGCAAAGCATGAAATCGAAGAGAAGATCAAGAGTATTAGTGTCAAAGAAGACGTTGACGCTCTTGTAGAAGGTGAAGACCTCTCTGAAGATTTCAAAGAAAAAGCGTCTACAATCTTCGAAGCAGCAGTCAAGTCCAAGACACGCGATGAAATCGCCCGTCTGTATCAGGCAACCGTTGAAGAGTTTGATGAAAAACTTGAGGAAGCCAAAGAGGACATGACTGACAAAATTGATACCTATCTTAACTACGTTGTTGAGGAGTGGACAAAAGAAAATGAACTCGCAATCGAGCGTGGACTCAAAGGTGAAATCGCAGAAGACTTCATCTCTGGTCTGAAGCAACTTTTCGAAGATCATTACATTGACGTTCCTGACGAGAAGTATGACGTACTAGGTGCTCAGTCTGATAAGATTGCAGAACTAGAAGATAAGGTAAATGAGGTTCTTGAACAGAATATCGCTCTTAAAGATAAGAACGGTGAACTTGTTCGCGAACACGTTGTTGTTGAAGTCTCTGAAGACCTCACCGACACAGAAGTTGAAAAGTTCAAGTCACTTGTAGAGGATATGGACTTCGTTGACGAAGACACATTCCGTGCAAAACTCGACACTCTCAAGGAAAACTATTTTCCTAAAGTTCGCGAGGAAGTTGACACAGAACAAGTTATAGATAATGACCATGACGGCGCAGCTCAGGACATTAGCGTTAGTGATTCAATGTCAAAGTACATGAATGCAATCACTAAAACTAAGGCTCGCGCTTCTTAATATAAACCATTTAGATGTAACAAAAAGGAGAAACAAATGTTTCAGACAGAACATCTTCAAGAAAAGTGGCAGCCAGTTCTTGAGCATCCCGATCTTCCTAAGATTGAGGATTCTTACAAGCGTGCCGTTACTACTCTGATCTTGGAAAACCAAGAAAAAGCACTCAAAGAAGACGCGAGTTTTCTTACAGAAACAGCACCTGTTAACAGCATGGGTGGTGGGCAGTTGGACACATGGGATCCAATTTTGATTTCATTGGTTCGCCGTGCGATGCCTAACCTTATCGCTTATGACGTTTGCGGTGTGCAGCCAATGACAGGTCCAACGGGTCTTATCTTCGCGATGCGTTCTTCGCTCACATCTCAGGATGGTGCGGAAGCTCTCGTTGATGAAGTCTTCCCTGATTTCTCAAACCAGAACGCTGCTGGTACAATCGGTGGTGGTGATATTGGTTCCACAGAAACCAACCCTGCCGTGCTGAACGACAGTCCTTCTGCTGGTACATATGTAAGTGCCACAGGTATGACACGCTCTGAGGCAGAAGCCCTTGGTGATAGCGGCACTAACGCTTTCGCTCAAATGGCGTTCTCAATCGAGAAGTCAACAGTTACCGCCGTGTCCCGTGCCCTCAAGGCCGAGTACACGATGGAACTGGCGCAAGACCTTAAAGCGATCCACGGTCTGGACGCTGAAACAGAACTCAGCAACATTCTATCCACAGAAATCCTTGCTGAAATCAACCGTGAAGTTATTCGTTCCCTGTATGTCACCGCTGTTAAGGGTGCTCAGGTTAATACGACAACTGCCGGTATCTTTGACCTTGACACTGACTCCAACGGTCGTTGGTCGGTTGAGAAGTTCAAAGGTCTGATGTTCCAGATCGAGCGTGATGCGAATGCGATTGGTCAGCAGACTCGTCGCGGTAAAGGTAACATGATCATCTGCTCTGCTGACGTTGCGTCCGCTCTTCAGATGGCTGGTGTCCTTGACTACACGCCTGCTCTTAACAACACACTGAACGTTGATGACACTGCGACAACTTTCGCTGGTGTGATGAATGGTCGGTTTAGGGTATATGTTGACCCATATTCTGCTAACGTTGCTGCTTCTCAGTACTACGTCTGTGGTTATAAGGGAACATCACCTTATGATGCTGGATTCTTCTACTGCCCATACGTGCCACTACAGATGGTCCGTGCGGTTGGTGAGAACTCGTTCCAGCCCAAGATTGGTTTCAAGACTCGTTACGGTCTTGCTGCGAACCCATTCGCTGCTGCGGGTGCGGTTGCCGCTGGTGACACGGTTAACGCCGATGCTTCACTGGATGCGAACACCAACGCTTGGTATCGTCGCGTTAAAGTCACAAACCTTATGTAATAATAAGAAGAAAGTTTGTGATCAAACTTGGGGAGTACTCGAAAGGGTGCTCCCCTTTTTCTTATAAATACTTACATGGCAACAACAAGAACAATAGACAGACAACCTGATAAGTTAGACTACCTAAGTCCAACTCAGTTCAAGTTTAATATTCACCAACTTCCGAAGGTAGAATTTTTCACTGTATCTGCACAAGTCCCATCAATTAGTATGGGTAACGCAGTCATGCCGACAAGACTTGTGGACCTTCCTATGATGGGTGATAAAATTACCTATGACCCACTTACGATATCTTTTATCTGTGATGAGTTTTTAGAGAACTACCTATCTTTGCATGAGTGGATAACTGGAATTGGTTTTCCAAAAAGCACAGACCAGTTTAAGAACTTTCGTGCATCAACATCTGCAACACCTACTACAACC